CTTATCGAAGTCGTCAAAATAAGGAGCAATATTTAGATTAGTATTCTGGGGCATCTTAGAACTCGATTACGATTTTGATATCCTCGATTTGGTCACCAGCACGAGTGATCGCGCCTCTATTATCTATGTAGATTACGCTACCCGAATCTGGCTCGATCTCAGGTCTCGCATATCCATTGGTAAATGACATACCAAGGTCATATTCAGTGTTGTTAATAATTCTGGTAGACTCACCAGAAATAATTGGGAAGTTGATATCGGGGTCGGCGGATGCACCAGAGGTGCTACCAACCACAGGGTTACCACCTTCAAAGTCAATCAGGTTACCTGTAATTTCAGGGAATACCCCGTCAATTCTATTTTGGTAATACTTAAGGACCTTCGTTGTGTTATTCCAAGAAATAACACGTCCACGAGCAGTAACTTGCTGACCACCAATGGTACGAGATTGTGTGATAATCTCATCAGTTTGGAAGTTGCCCGTAAATGTAGGAGAGAAGATAACAGCTTTTGTAGCAGAAAGAGTTAGATCCGATGTCAACTCTTGTGTGCCATTCTTGTATGGGTTGATAACGAGTCCAATACGACGGTAATCGTTATCAGTTGGGAAGTCACCACTACCTTCAGCGTAGGTGAATTTGGTGTTGATCATGATACGATATCCACCCAATTCAACTTTGGGATCTGCACCGTGACCAGTAACAGGAGGGATAACTACTTCGACGCTACCGCCTGATCCTGCACCTGCACCGATACCGTTGACTTCATCGATGATGACTTTACCGAAGGTGTATCCCGATCCACCTGACGTAACAGTGGCAGACACAATGCGCCCACCATCAACAACAAGCGAAACACGCCCGCCAGTGCCATCACCTTTAATGGGGACATTTTCATATGTGCCATTGTTATAACCGTTTCCTGATGCTGCGATAACAACTGTGTCGATTTCACCACCGATAGCGTCTGAGATAACAGCGGTATCTGTCAACACAGGCATATATTCATTCGAGAAGAATTTCAAAACCTGACCAACAGGGATCGTATACAAATACTTCCAACGATAACCATCGGCAGTTGTAATAATGGATGTGGAAGTACCAGTAGGCTCAACAGTAGAAGGTTTACCGTTAGGATCACTAGGACTGGTCCCGTTGTAGATGCACTTATAGACCTGATAGGACGAGTTAACGACATAAAAGTCTGCATCATAAAGCTTCGTCGCACCCGACGATGCCGTCTTTGTGGCGGAGTAATCATGGCGATACATGTCATAAACATAACCCAGACCACCAGTGGTTTGCTCTGGGGGAATCCAGTCAATACGACGGACCACTTGAATGGTATCGTTAGCAAGGACTCTCTTAAGAGAGATCATGTCAGAATAGTCATCCGAGAATTCTTGGAAAGAATCCACAGGATCAGGTGCTGCGTTTTCGTTATCCCACGGTTGGGGACGACCAATGAAAACATACAGTCGATCACGATTTGCACCAGCATCTAGGTCCGACTGAGTTGGGTCAGGACCTTCCAGAGATTTTTTGAATCTCTGTGCCGTGAAAATTCTAAATTGGTCAGTAAGTAGTGCCATTTTCTACCGATACCTTCTTTTTATTTATGGGACTTAATCGTCCTCGTTTCTTACGAAGCTGTTATATTCAATAGCTTTGATAGTGGCAGTGACGCCACTTGTTACGCCATTAAGTGTTTCACCCACTTGGAATAGGTAAGTTGCACCATTATTGACGATTGTTTTTATTTGGACAGTTTGCTGATTTGTTTTAGGTGTGTTTTCCGCAACAGAAACAAATGTTGCTGTAACACCTGTAGTTGCTCCACTCAGCGATTCTGATGCAGAATATCTTGATGCTCCAGAGAATTCGACAATGACACTTGCTGTAGAAACATGAGCGTCACCATCTCCAAGTTGTCCAGCATCACTGATGGCAGCAACCAAAGGTTGTGCATTACCATCATAGATTTGATCACCTGTTTGGAGCAGAGTAGTATTCTGTCCACCAAGTGTCTCCTCAATACCATATTTAGACGAGGCAATACCACCGTCCAAAGAAGTATCGTTAGCATAATCTGTATTTGCATTCACCAAATCAGGAATTCCATCACCAAAGGCTGGGTTTCCAAACTCATCAGTGTATTCCTCATCATCATCCTCAAACTTTCTATTAAGAATCAAGCTGAGTGGATTTGTAAATGCAACAATATTTTGACCTTCTGCTTCAATCAAAACATGTGGCTCAACACCTGTGCCAGATGAAGATGCACTACCGCAAATAAATCTAATTGCTTGAGACTTTTCATTAGATCTACCAGCATCAATAAATGCCAGCTCGTCAATCTCAAACACAAGATATAGGGCACGCTCTTCAGGCACCCAGTCATAAACGATAGCAATTCTGTTGTTAGAGTTTTCAACGACTCTTTTTACGCGGTCAGTAACTCTAAATTGATATGAAGTCTGACCTGTAACAGGATCATCCTGTAGATTATCTAGAATAACCTTCTGATCAAAACGGAAATTTGTTGCTCTATCAATACCAGTAAAAGAGTTTGCAGTTTTACCAGTATATCTAACAACTTCTCTACCAATCAAAAGTTTTCCAGATCCTGGATATGGAGCTGTTGACTGCACATATACGGTCTGCTCAGAAGGAGTAACATCTTTTAGAAGACCAGTCAAGTTATACATCACACTATTCAAAGACTGTCTATTTCTTGCAGTCCTGATTAGGTTAGTATCTCTTGTAAAAATAACCTGAGGATCATTGACATATCCACCACCTTTTTGTAGCAGACTAATATCATCAATAACACCTAGATTAATATTTGCTTCAGCAGTAGCACCATTACCGCCACCACCGATAATTTGAATGAGAGGAGGTGTCTCAAAAAACTCACCTTGATTCGTAATAAGAATCTGATCAACTTCACCAAACTCATTTACGTTTGCAACACCAGTAGCGTTTTGTCCACCGCCACCACTGATAACAAGGTTGATATCATCATTAGTATAATTTTGTCCAAACTGCTCAATAGAGAGACCAGTTAACAAACCTGTAATAGGGACCAATTCTGATCCAGATCCACCACCACCTTTAATTTCAGCAGTAGTAGTATCAAAGTATTGATCGCCATTTTTTGTAACCTGAATGTAGTCAATACCACCTGAAGCATTCAGAAATACTTTTGCGTCAGCACCATAACCATCATCTTCACTATCAATCACCATTCTGAGGGGATCGTAACCCTCACCAGGATCTAAAACTTCAACAGCAGTAATCTCACCTAGATCTCCTTCGATAACTGCTCTAAGGACAGCCTCACGGATAGGTGTGCCACAATTAGTAATACGAAGTCTAGGAGGATCGTTGGGGTCATACCCAGATCCACCGTTTGTGACATAGACATCTCTGACCCCATATATGCTATTGAATATGGGCTCGATCGATGCACCAGAACCAGGAACTACTCTTGGCATTATTAGACAACTGTAAGATTACCGACCATCAATGGATGTTGAGTGCATTGATACACATATGTTGTGCCAGGAGCAAGATCCATAGGCACTGTCCAATATTGGACACCATTCTGAGATCCACTCACGCCTTCAGTAACAGCAGATCCACCACTTGTTATTCTCAGAGCAAATGGGTGAGGACCACCAACTGTATTATCAAAACGATATGTAAAACCACGATAAACGTAGATTGTAGGATCGTCTGTGTTTGAATCAACGCCACCACCTGCAAATCTGTATGCAGAAGATCCATTAGCAGTGATTTGGAAAGAGATTGTAGGAGATGCAACTCCTTCATATCCACTTCCATTGTGGATCAAACTTTGACCATCAGATGCTGTAGGAAGTGCAGCAGCAGAGTTATTAATAGTAAGGACCGTATTTGCACCAGTGCCAGACACTACTGTTTGGATGTTAGTGCCACCAACAACCGACAACTCACCAGTTGATGTAGAAGCTGTAACAGATCCACTATCACCAGAAAGTGTCTCAAAAAGATTTTGGACAACGTTAGGTGCGTCGTTAGTGATTGTTATAGCAGCACCACTGATCGATGTCGTAATACCTGTGCCGCCAGTGAATGTAAAAGAATCATCCGTAGCGGATGCAGATCTGGTGCCAGAATCTGCATTAAAAGTTTCAAATATATTTTGATCAGGTGCGCCAGCTGCTCCAGTGTAAGCAATAGTTACAGTGTCACCACTAATTGAAGTAGAGATACTTGACCCACCAGCAATGATAAGGGTGTCATTTGCAGCAGAAGCAGTTGTAGTGCCTGTGTCAGCATTAACAGTTTCAAAAAGATTCTGTGTTGTGCCGCCACCGCCACCAGTTGATGAATCGTCATTCGCTGCTTGGAAAGCATTGGCAGATGCAACCCACTTAAGGACTTGACCATCACTAGGACCACCATTGGCAGCCATGTCAACATCTTTCAACTCACCGATAGATGAGAAGACATCGAGAAGTTGTCTCCATCTAACAGGATCACTAACGGCAAAACTGTTACCTTGTCCTGTATGGTGATGACACCAGTAATAAAGAGCAGCAGGAGCATCAGAAGGAATAGTCCATTCAACTGTCCTAGTTGTAGCTGCAGCAAATCCAGTAGTATACCCTGCCATGGTGACGTTGGATCCATCCAACTTGTATTGCACACCAGACATGTAATGACCATTACCATTATGGTCGCCATCAGCCCCTGTGCTAAACATCAAGGGGTGAGTCATACTATTATAATTTTCGTTTGAGGCGTCAGACTGATCGAAGACGTATGTATTTCCTCTTACCAATGGGAAGTTAGCTGGTTTTTCTGTGCCATCGAGATAGAAAACACCAGTTGCTTGTCCACCTACAGTATCTACACCAACTGTAACTGCAACGTTAACAGTTTCTCCAGATGGAGAATGTGCAAAATATCCATGTTCTGTGCTATGGACATGAGCAAACATACCGTGGTGTGTCGTAGCATCAGGTAGATCTGCTAGGTTTTGATACACTGCAGACCATTTCAGCTTTCCATCAGCGCCATCAATATATGTTAAAGGACTTCCAGAAGATCCAGCCCAAAGGTGAATATCGCCAGTGCCATGTGGTTTAACAACAATATCGCCGTCAGATGACGAAGTAATTTGGTTTCCTGCTACATCGAGGTTACTACTCAATGCGTCGTAGTGACTGCCAACAAATGCAGTGCTACCATTCCAGCGCAAAACTTGACCCGCTGCTGGAGTAGCGATGTCGATTTGCACATTTGTGCCATCGCCAAGTGCATTGTAGACCTCATTAATGACGTTATTAAGTTTAATAGCGCCATCTCGCAGAGTATCGCCAGTGCCATCGTTGGCGGCAGAACCGATATTTAGATTTTCCTTTGCCATCGTGCTTGGATTTCTACAGTTTTATTTAGGTGCCATCAAAGGTAATACCTGTGCTATCGAATGTAGCATTAGTGAAGGAGAAGTCGGCACCACTACCGCCACCCTCATTACCAGTTACTGTCAATGTTGCAACACTAGACAGCAATGGTGAGTTTTGTGCTGCTTGAGGTGCACCGAGAGGTCCACGCAATTCACAACGATAACGATATCCTGTCATGTAACCTTGAGCAGTTACAGCGTAAGTATTTGACGTTGCACCTGTAATAGTTGCAAACGAGAAACCACCGTCTGTAGATCTCTGCCACTGATAGGCAATAGGTCCATTTTCTGGTAGCACTTGTGCTGTAAGTGTGAATGTTGCAACAAGACCACTCGCAGTTGTAACATTCTGAGGTTGAGCACCAATCTGCAATGTTGGTGCAGGACCTTGCTGCTCACCACCGCCACCTTGACTAGGTGGAGTTGCGGCACCATTATTAACAGGTTGATTAACACCTTCTCTAGTAGTAGTGCCAATCAAATATGGGAATGCTGCCTCAGTAGCATCATTCTCATCAAGACTTAAAAAATAGGCATAAGTGCCATTTGGGAATTCTGGTGTAAGGCAAAATCTACCATTATGGTAGTCTAGGTCACCTATACCCTCAACATACTCCCAGTCCTGCATGAGAGACCCTGCAGGGGGGTTTGCTTGGGTCTGACCATACTCAGGTCTACCTAGTGCTTCTTCTGATTTAACCCTATAAGACGAGACCATAGAGTCTGTACCAGAGAGATTATCCCAAGGGTTGTTGTAACCAAATGGTCCATAGATTGGGAATCCATCAAATGCAACTCCGACCATCTTGGAGTGTCCGTCAGGGTGTCTGAGGTTATTTCCGTTGTATTGGGTTGATCCATAATAGTCATTGTAGGTTGCCATAATGGAATTGTCTTTCCAGCAATCTAGGAAATGAGTATCATGATAGTGATACTGTCCTGTTTGCTCTGGATGTCCCCCACATTCATCATCACCAAAATCTACAGGAGAAGTGGGATAATGTGCATTCCAATTAAATCCTGCTGGAGGATTGCCACCGTTTCCAGCGCTAGGATTAAACATAACGACCCCGTTAGCAGCAATCCCAATAGCACCAAGAGGAGTAGCTGCCCTACCGTTTCTTTGGTCATAATATTCACAAGTACCAGATGTGCCACTTTCACTATTTTCCATAATCAGATCAAGTCTTTGATCTGTCGCTAACCAACAATTACCAGCTGTGCTTGTAAATGTTGTGCCTTGATAGACAAATCTTTGTTTTAATCCGTCAGAAAAAACAAACAAAAGATGATCACCACTCTGAATTTGATTATCAAACAAAGAGTTATCATTAACACTAATATTGACACTTCTAATAAAACCTTCTTGTGTCCAAGAAGTATCATCAAAAGTCCTAGAGATGCCAAAAGTCCCACCTCTGTAATAGAAGGTATGAGCAAATGCTTGCTCAGTTACAGAGTTTGGGTTGTTAACATTTGGGAAAGTGCCGTAACTCACGGGGTCTGGCAGACCGTCACCAGTAACTGCCAGTGTCCTAGTAGAGCTATCGTATGTTGCGGTAGCGGTCATCTTTTTACTTGTATTTAGGCGTCGTCAAAGATTTGTGCAGGACTGAAGTTGCTCAAGACAGTAGCACCAGTCTGGACTGTGAGGATCGCAGAGTTGGAGTAGACAGGTGTTGCACCTGCTGCTGTGATTGCCACTCTATATTCATCACCATCGTCTGCCTGCGCTGCGGAGATCGTACTAAATGTCGCTTGGTTAGCGCCAATGATATTACTCCAAACAGTTGTGCCGTAGTCCTTCTTCTGCCACTGATAATTCAGTTGCTGACCATTGCTAACAGTAGCAATAACTGTGAAGGATGCTGTCTGACCTTGGTTAACAGTTACGTTAACAGGGTTGTATGTGATAGCGATTGTGCCAGGATCGATCTGTGCGCCACCACCATAGTATTCTGCACCTTCGCCTGCGAGGACATCAAAACCACCGTTGACAGGTGTGCCTTGAGGTTCTGTGTAGTCATCAGGGACAGTAGTCTCAACCAACACATTAGGCATTGCATATCCTGTGCCTGCAGTCTTCACGTCAATGCGTGCGATACCATTCAGTGCCTTGATGCGACCATCAAATCCAGAAGAGGAGATGATGTCAACGTTAGGTCTGGAGGTATAACCATCGCCAGGATTGGTGAGAAGTGCTTCGGTAACCTTACCTTTCTTGATTCTGGCAAGTGCCTCAGCGTTACGACCCTTAACAGATCCAGTGTATTCAAAGGTGATTAGAGAGTTGGAAGATTCGATCAAAGCAACCTCTCTGTTGAATTCCTCACCTTCGATAAAGAGTGAGTCACCCGTCTCGATAGGAGGCACAACAGTTGCAGCGATCACGTCAGCATCAGATCCAATGTAGGAGAATGCCACGAATGTGCCGCCTGCGCGAGGCACTTCAGAGAAGATGATTCTAGAACCAACGATCTCATATGAAACGCCAGGCTCCTGTATAACACCGTTGAGAGAAACAATAATATTATTTTCAGGTCTAATAACGTTAGAGGAAACACCTTCAGTCAGTGTCAAGGAGTAGTAAATACCCAAGTAACGGAGGTTGAAGGAAGATCTCAATGAGTCAAACTCGAAGGAGATATCATCCAACTGACGCATCTTACCGATGTAGTAACCAACGAATTCGGATCCAATCTCAGGTGCTTCAGTGAAGCGAATCTGATCAGAGAATGCGTTATAAGCGAAGTTACCGCCAGGTGGTTGGAGAATACCATTAACAAAGACGAGCAGATGACCTGCAGGATCAGGGAAGTAGGATTCACCATTGGAGATGGTGAGTGAGAATTCTGTTTGTGTGCCGTCGAAACCTCTGAAGTAACGATCAACGCGACCTTGAAGTTTAGCGGCTCTGGTAACAGCAGCACCCCATCCGTCATTAGCGGCGAGAGACATGTTATCAAGGAAATCGCCAACTGCATTCTCAATCCAGATGGTGCCAGTAACACCTGCGATATCGATCTTAACAACACGTCCGTAAGAGGTATATGTTGTGTCTGTCAGTGATGTTACAGGCGCGTAGATAGTTGGGAAGTTAGAGTTAATGTCATACTTACCAATCGAGTAGATTGTATTGGCAACTGCGCTAACTGGCTCACCAGATCCAACATCAATGGGATTAGCAATCCAAAGTTTGTGGACACCGTAATTTGGCTCGCCTGGATCAAGATTCAATCCATTAACATATTTGGTGACCGTTGCGCTGAATCCAGGCTCCTTAATAACGGTGCCTTGCAGCATGTAGACGGTATCGCCAGGTGAGAAGGTATCTGTAATACCAGTGTCAATAATTGCAGTGCCAAGATTCAACTCATACACGTTAGTGCCGTGGACATAAGAGTTGAGAGTTAGTGGACTAGATCCAGAAACACCCTTGACTTCCAAGATGTAAGATGTCTGGTTACCATAAATGATATCGCCAGAATTCCATGCTCCATCAATGGTCTCAACGTCCATTGTGATCTTACCGCCAGTGTTATCAACGATAGCACCAGACTTATTAGAGTATTCACTCATCTTGGCGTAAGTTGCAGCAGTCTTACTGAAGAACCAGTCGCCTGTAGCAAATGCACCTTTCTTAACGTTGATTAGGAAGCGATCACTAATATCTGTGACAGTGCCCTCCAAGTTACTTTCTTGTGAAAGAAGCACATCATTTTGACTGATGGTGCCTTGTTGATTAATAAGTTTAACGAATGAAGTTGCTTGTGCATCCTGCAATCTTGTTTGCAGAATCTTACCATTAACACTTGTGTTACCTTGGACAACCAGAGTCTCACCATTTGCAAATTCTTGCAGGTTGGTTGAGAGATTATTCAATTCATAGTGCTTGTAAGACTGAATAATTTCTGCCTCATTCTGAAGCACACTACCAACTTCAGCGTATGCTTGGGAGGTAGATCCATAAAGCACGTCTGCGGGGAGGAATCCACCCTCAAGAGGAGTGAAGTTTTCTCTTGTGCCGTATGTGGTGGTTGCTCTAGTAATTCCACTTCTGAGTGTCAAAGCAAATTGCTGTGCACCATTATTGGTAATATCGATGAAGAAATTATGGAATCTACCATCATGAATAGGAGATTCTGCAATTTCAAACCACGAAGAGGAATCAGACGCGATCACAAAATATTCTGGTTTATTCAGAGTTTGTAGTGATGTCTGAGATGCAGGGATGTAGGTAACAATGTCACCTCTTCTAAAGTTGTTAGGCTTGTTGATTCTGATTCTGTATTCTGCTCTGTCATAACCAACAGGGACTGTAGGTGTAAGAAGGACAAGTGCAGGATCAGTATTCCAATCGTAACCAAGATTATACTTATTGCTAATATTAACAACGTCAGTGCTTGGGACAAAGTTGACTCTGTTTTCTGTTGGGAATTCAGATCTTGACATCGCATAGCGAATCACATTCAAAGAGGAGTCGAGGATAAACTCAGCGTGCTCTTGATTCCACTCAAGGCGAGTATTGATAGGAATGTTATAGATGTAATTTGAATATGCTGCCCACTCAGGTTCGGTCTGTGAGAGGTAGATAACAGACTTGGCCATTTCTCTGATCTTGGACAAGAATTCCAAGAGGAAAGATCTAATAATATTTGGGAATGCAATGAATGCACCATCACCATCAAACCAATCACCGATCAACTTAAATGCACCAGCGTTACCCTTAGTAATAAGGTCATACTGAATAGCATCAACGATTTCCTTACCAAGAAGATATGGATCTGAATTGTAAGTTAGGATCTGTGTAGCGAATTGAGGATAGGAAATAACAGTCTCATCATACGCACGTCTGTAAATTGCAGGACCATTGAATCTCATGAGGTCTGCATACTGACGCAAGTTTCTATTGTCAGCAGTTAGAGATTCTGTCATCAAGACGAAGAGGTTATCAATCATCGATCTGACATTCTCACATGTACCTTCTTGATAGTTGGTGTTAGAGGAGTATGCCGTTGTGCGAGTAATACCGCTAAGATAATTTGTATTTGTCAAACCACCAACAATGGTGCTATCAACAATTTCCATCAAGGTAGTGATAGAAGACGCAACTTGTGGACAAGTTTGATTCCATGTACCATTGTTTCCTAGACCACCATTAGCGGAGTCAAAGGTGATGGTGAGATCTCTATCAGCGATTTCGCTTGTGTATTTGATTGGCCAGAAGTTAGGCAATTCCCACTGGAAATTCTTACTAGAAGCAGAATTAGGATACGTTGAAGCATTTTGTCCATTAGGATCTTGCATTGTATCTTCGACAATATCCCAGAGATATGTCAAACGATTCTGAATTTCTGTATTCTGATCTGAAGTGCCGTTAAATGTATTTGCTGGAGGTTGTGCAACTTCACCAACAATAGATCCAACACCTGCACCCAGCGCCATGTTGATCATAATATTCTTCGCTTGCTGAATAGCGTAAAGCGTCTCAGTTACCTGTGAAGTAACGTGAATAATAGCAGGACCACTTAAGTAGAATTCAGTTGCCAAACCAACATAGTTGTCACCGCCATTCTCAGCATTCCAGAGGACAGCACGGATTAGATCTGCAACGTCATGGACACAATCGATAGCGCCAGCAGAAATGATTCCGCCTTGGACAGCTCTCACGAAAGTGTGAGCGTATTGATTGTTAGAAGGAGATGCACCAACGTTAACTGTAACAGTGCCATTTTGCTTGATAAGTGCACCAGCAGTAGCACTTACAAAGGTGTGAGCATATTGGTTATTGTTTGCAGCAACACCCACATAGCAAGAGAATGTTGTATCACTCTCGCGGCTGACAAGCAACCACTTCTCATTTGCAGGGTCTGTAGCACGAGGATAAGTATGGTTACTACCATTGCTATCCATTGTGCATGTGAATGTCAAGGAGTTAGCAGCAAGTTTAATTCTGTTGCCAGTTACCAATCCATGGTTGCCACTTGTTGTGATAACCATCTTACCTGAGACAGGATCATAAGTTGCATTGGTAATATCTTGAGTAGAAGTGCCAATAGCAGTGATAGCGCGAGTTGTGCCATATGCTGGATCACCATTACGAGGATATGCGTGCTCGCTTTGGTTATTATCCATAGCACAAGTGAATACCAAGCTATGAGGCTCGATAGACATTCTGCTACCAACGTTGAAGGAGTGGTTAGGAATGGTCAGGACCATCTCACCTGTGCTTGCTGTGTAGTTAACAGCAGTTGGAGTGAAGTGCTCTCCACCATCATTCCATCCATAACGGACAGCACCAGTAACAGCAGATACAAATGTGTGGTCGTATTGCTGGCCTGAAGGAGATGCACCGACATTAATTGTGAGTGTATCTGGAGTTGTATCTGTGATTAGCAGACGTTTCTCGTAAGCAGGATCAGTATTTCGTGGATATGGATGGTTAGTTGCATTACTATCCATACTGCAGGTAAATGTAATACCATTTGCAGCGAGACTGATATACTCACCAACGTTAAGTCTGTGATCTGGAATAGTGAGAGTCAACACACCAGTTGATGCAGTATATGATGCATTTGTTGGAGTGAATTCCTTCCACCACATTGCACCAGCACCACCATTAACAGTGAAGTTAGGGTAGTTAGCCTTCATACGCTTCACAGACTCATTAGCAATCCATCTGATATGCGCATCGAGATAATGATAAGCATCATACACGTCTTGATGGACAGTGTTTTGCTCGTAGGATTCAACAGGTCTGAAATCTGGGTTGTTACCATCGACATGGGGGCGACCGAAACCATTTCTCATGGTTAGGATTGCCATGTCTCTGGCAACTCTTAGGACTGTGCGAGTTGCTTCTGCTTCAGTAGAAACGTGGAGCAGTGCATTATCTTCTTCACGCAAGTAAAGTGCAGATGCATCATATGTCCTTTCATTACAGTCATAAGAAAGGTCATGGGTTACTGCATCGAGGATATCTACAACGTCATCAACACAGTTGATTGCTCCACCAGGCACGTTGAAGGATCCATACTTACCAAGATCATTCATGAATGCAACTGCTTCATGAGCGATCAGTTTCTTATTGGCTTGTAGTAGATCTGCAGCGTCGAGGAATCTATCATTCTGTGCACGAGTTGCCTGAGGATATGCCTTACTATCAATAGTAGTAGAAGCACCTCTGAATGCATCTCTAGTTGTCCACTGAGGCTCATAGTAATCATCTTGATATCTAACATCAATTCCCAAACTAGAAGCAGTTTCGCCAGGACTCAAGAGGAGATTATTAATTGCTTTCTGTGCAAGATCGTTGCAGAAATGCAACGCATCAAGCATAGGTGACAACTCATCCTGTACGTGTAGGATCTGATCTTGGTTATTCAGATACTTACTGATGATCGTCTGGGTATTAGCGTTACCGCCAGTGCAGAGGTCACCGATAATTGCAGGGATAACATGGTCGGAAAGATCGCGATGGCAGCTAGGCTCTCCATTACCAGGCATGATAAGGAAGTCTGTGAGGGTGCCAGCGATATCTTTAGTATACTTGTCTTGAATATAACCAACTGCTTCATCTGCAATGTAGTCCTTATTCTTCCAAATGAGATCACCAGCATCACGATATCTGTGACCTGTTGGAGACAGAATAGTAGCAATCTCATCAGAGAGTGCTTGAATTTCGTCTAGGACTGGTTGAGATGCAGGAGAAGAGAAGTTGTTAGGAATACGAAGAATTGTGCTGTATGTGCCAGAAAGATCAAGACTTGTGGAAGTAACGACTTCTTTAGCAATATCAGCAACTTGATCCCATGTATACAGAGTTTGTAGCAATTCATTGCCGATAAACTCCAGCTCTCCACCCTTAGTCAGATAGAATCTTGCAGTAGTAGTTACATTATAATTACCACCATTTCTGAGGTCTTTGACCATTGCAGGAACGATGTAGTCTCTAGTGTCACGAATACAATAGTTTGTGCCACCGTAAGTATTTGCAGCAGGGTTATCGCCAGGGAAGACGAAATCAGGATAACGGAGTTTCAGTCTACCGACTGCTTCTTCTGCAATCCATGCAGCATTCTTCTCGATGATATCAGCGGCATCTCTATATTCCTGTCTACCAATATCCCATTCCTGAATTGTAATTCTGTCATCATCGTAGTCAACGTAAGTAGCAGTTGCGTTGGCTGTAATAGTGTCAGTATACTTCGCATAAACATCCTGATCAGCAACCAAAATTGGATGCTCATTATTGAAGGATGTAATAACGTCATCAGCAGTAGAATCGTAGACAGCGCTAGGTGTAAATGGTTGAGTATACCTTGCAGCATTAGAAACGATGAAGTGATCGACACCACCATTAAAGTTACCTGCGTTAGTAGCAGCAGATGCACCGATAGTGACGTGACCATAGTTATATGTGCCAGTATCACCAACCTGACCAGTAACGACACCATCAACATACAGAGTCATCACATTACTACCCTTAACAAGAGCGATGTGGTGCCATGTATTTGCTGAAGGTGTTACCTTATTAGCAGTATTGTAGAGATCTGTGCCTTGACCGTTAGTTGCAGTATATGCTCTAATAACTGTATCCCAAACAACTACAATCTGATAGTCAGTTTGATAACCAACGTCGAAGAGGACTTGCTGTGGGCTAGCAGTTGTTGCAGGGAAATAATACCAACCTTCGATTGTAAAGTCACCAGTGCCAAACTCATAATCATAGCTGTTAGGCATGTTGATATAAGAGTTTGAAGATCCATCAAACTTGAGTGATTTAGATCCAGCAGCAACGTTAATTACAGTCTGAGAAACACCACTACCAACATCCAACTGACTGTTAGTAATATACTCTCTAGACTGGAATGATCCAGTTACATTACCAGCAAACAACCATCTGAAACCAGTGTTAACACCGAGTGCAGTGAAGGATGCATTGCTAGACATACCCTTAATAACGTCATCTCTGAAGAAGAGACCATCGCCTTTTTCTTGGTATGCAATCTTATTAACACGAATCGTTTCACCGATAGTGTATGTGCCATCAGTAACCTGATTTGCTTGCTCAAGAGCAACAATATTATTAAGGTTACCAGCACTAATTGCTGTTGTTGCAACTGCCAACAATGTATCGATCGATGCCTTAACATCTGCACAGTTAGTGAGCAACTGATTGCTGCCATTTGCATAGTTAGGATCATACTTATGACCAGGAGCACTACCACCATAAGATGCAGGATCTGCAGTGATGGTAAGATCCTTTCCATACAGCAAGTTGTTGATCGCACTATACATCAGTGTGCGAGCATGGTTAAATGCTGTGATAGATTCAGCAACTTCGCCAACTAGACCGTTGGAGATAGGTGCACCAGCACCATCGAAGTATTTCTTAGTAAACTTAACGACGCCCCAGTTACCGTTGGACTTAAGATCTTCAACGATTGCATCAACAAAGATTCCGATATCACGACGACACTTGGTTTGGTTAAGAGTGAATTCTGTAGGAAGCACTTCATCAGGCAGGTCATCCATGTTACCTGCTCCAAGAGTTTCATCAATATATGTCCAAGTAGTTGTAATTGCAGACTGGACATCAGAGCAGTTGCCAGGATCGTTAGCAGTAGTATTAGATCCTGCAGTGCCATAAGGATTGCCAGGTGCAGGGTCAATAGTAATACCAGTGCCGCCGCTACCACCAACAGAAATCTCGTTATAAGCAGGACCGAAGTTGCCACTACCATAGTTACCAGAAAGTTGGTTGGTAATAGCAAGAAGCATCAAATCTTTTGCTTTCTCATATGCCCAACGTGTCTCAGCAATCTCACTGGAGATGTATGCCAAACCACTGTTGGAATCAAAATATTGCATGGTAAATTTACGTCCATAGACGTTACCACCAGAGTGTGTATCTCTAGCAACAGCATCGATAAACTTACCAAGATCTCTCTTACACTTATCAGCACTAGGCACAACCAATGATGGGAATTGTGCAACCATCAATTCATAAGTGTAATCAACAATGAGGTCTTTATTCTTGATAATCAAACGATATGCATCACGGAATCTACCCCATTGATCAGTTTGTTGAGCACCAGGATAGTAGAAACCAGGATGATCAACTGTGATCTGTGCTTCAGCAAAATCAATAATTTCTTGTCTATTATCAATGATTCTGTTTCCAGCATCATAGTAACGACTAATTGCTGTAGTAACTTCGTTAATATAATCAACTTTCTTGTTACGAATCAACTCACCTTCTGAGAATTGTCCACCAGTGAGATCTGTCATGACAACCTCAGAAGATCTTACATCTTCAAAGTCAAGGAAGTCAGCGTTGATTCTATTATCTGCGTTATACAATTCAGTAGGTGTAATCGTAGACTTGGAAATATCATCCAAGACAACGTTAGGATTGGTGATAGAAAGCAGACGCTCAAACAACAGACCAAAGAATGTTGATCCAGCGTTAATTGTTAGAGTGTCAACTGGCTCACCAGTATTAGGATCTAAGTATGGAGAGATGAAGGAAACCTGACCTGCAATCTTAGTAGCTGCAGAGTAGACGTAATCATTCAATCTAATGTTAAACTGACCAGTTTCTTCGTCAGATGTACCAGAAGTTTTACTGATAACCAAAGCATCAGTAACAACACCATCATTGAGGTTAGTCTCTTCAATCTTAGCAGTATCACCATTGAGATTGGTGATAGACTCACCAAATTCAAAGATGGTATCTGAATTCAGCAGAGTCACAGATTGGACCAATGCTGAGAATATAGTGCCTCTTCTTAATTGCTCATTAAGTTGGAATGGAGTGCCAGTGATATTAATAACATCAATACTACTTGCTCCTGTGTCAATCACAGTTGCAAATGTATCATTTGCCTGACCTTGGATTTGCTGACCTAATGTTGGGAAAATACCACCAACTTGATACAACTCAATTCTATAGATCTCAACAGGTGTAACTCTGATATTTCTATAAACAACCTTAGAAGGTGGTTTAGGTGCTTCAGCAAATACGATGTTACCACCAACAATGCTGTAAGAGATTCTAGGAGACTGGATGATACCGTTAATTGTAATCATCAACTGGTCATCTTTAACAATGACACTTTCATTCTCCACTGTAAGTGGGAAACTCTTCTGGACACCATCAAATTGACCAGAGATATCATCCAGTTTCTTAACAATAGAAGTAAGAATTTCCTCAGAAGAAGTCAGTCTTCTCTTACGGAAAAGCACCTCAGTGTTGTTATAATCGGTGTAGATAGGTTGTGCAGCACCGAAGGATGTAATCTGGTTGACATTTGCATAATCAAAGATATTAACATTCTTAATAAACTCAGTGCCGATCTTACGACCAGAAACGTCTTTACCACCAGTCAGTTGTAATTGACCGAAGAGGTTGAAACCTGCAGGGTGGTTGTTTTCAAGAATCTGAGTTTTCCACTCTGTGATAGGAATCTCAGACTTAATAACATAAGAGAAGTTTTGGTAGAAGAAAGAGTCTTGAATTTTCTGGACAATTTCAGAAGGTTTACCAACGTCATCAATAAACTTACCAGGTGTCTTGGTAAGAGATCCAATATTCAGGACGCCCTTAGCAATATTCAAGTTATCGATAACACCAGATGCCTTAGAAACTGTGCCTGTAACTTTTTCACCTTGGACAAAATCGCCTTGGTTGTTGACAAGTTTTAGAATCTTAGGACCAATCTGCCAACCAGTGTTTGTAGACACAACAGCGGTTGCAGTTGCTTGCTCAAGGCTAGGACCTTGGAATACCTCTTCACCTTCCAAGAATCTGGAAGTAGAAACGATTGCTTCTGCTGTGCCTCCAAAGACTTCAGTAAGAAGGACTTGACGACCACTACCTTGAGTCAAGAAGGTAATAAAGTCACCAGTTGCCGCTGCTTGAGGTGTCAAAGCAAATCTGATTTGATCAGATTCAAGAGAGTTTTGGTTACCAGCGATTGCATAGTAGATCTGACCTTCAACCAAAGAGGTCAAACCAACGCTGCTAGGTTTGGGGAGCTCACCCTCAGTTGTGCCAACATCATCAGCACGGAATTGGACAGCAGCACCAGTGGTGATACCGTGAGGGAAGTTAAACTGCAGATAGTTGAGGTCGAGGTTAACAACGTAGTTAAACTCAGACTTAAGTGTGACTATGGGCTCAGATGAATAACCTTGACCTGGATTCTTAATTACAATTTCAGAAAGACGGTTGTTTTTAACAATCGCTTCTGCCTGTGCACCTTCACCACCGCCACCTTCAATGACAACGGCAGGAGCAGAGGTATAACCAGAACCTGGATTGGTGATCTTAATCTGAGTTAGGATCGAAGTATTAAAGAGTTGTAGGTTAACTGGGAAGGAGATTTCAGGACGTAGAGTATAGTCATGAGAATAACCATAACCAAACTCATTATTCTTCAGTCTCTTAATCTTACCAATATTCCTACCAGTGAGGAAAACAGACGCGCCAGATCCCTCTTCGGGGATCACCACTTCTAATGCAGCACCAGATCCAGCAAGAGTTGGACCAAGAATGCCAGGAATAGCATCAATATCAATCGAAGCGGTAGTGTAACCTTTGCCAGGATCTGTAATAGCAACACCTGTAATGGTGCCTGATCCTGTCTCATCATCAATCTCAACAGTGATAGTTGCTTTAGCACCTTCACCATCACCAAGGATGCCTACATCATAGTAGACGCCAGGTGCATATTCTGTGCCACCATCTGTGATGTTGATCTTCTCAATTTGACGATAAGATGCAATATCAGAGATGATAGGAAGTCTCTTATAGAATCCACCAGGTGATACCAGTTTGATGCTGTTGATAGGACCAACTGCTTTGGTAGATGTCGTTGAATAATATGAGTATGCATTGTCAAACTCATCAGTGCCAACCTCAGCAGATGTTTGCTCAGGCTCTCTAACGAGTGGGAATCTAAACTCAGTATCTGTAATAATTTCAGAAATTGTAAATGTGCCATCATAAGGTGTCTTGATGACATCAATAAACGACTTATCACCAACAGGAGAATTAGCTCCAACTCTTGATGGGTCAAAGTAGTAAGAAATATTTGTAACGTCACCCAATACAGTAAACTTAACAAAAGGTGCAGTGCTGGTTGTTGGAACACCAGGTGTGCCTTCTCTAGTAATATTGTTGAATGAATACTCCAGTTTATACTGGTTGTCCTGAGAGAAGGACAAGTAATAACCAAAGTTAGAAGGATCTGCTAGATCAAACACATATGCATGACCTCTGGTAAATGTCAGAGTTGGGTGCTTAGCATAAATGTTGACATTAGAAATAGCGCTCTGCAAGAATGCAGGCTCTTCTACAGCAGTATCTCTGATAGTAAATGTGAATTCTCTACTACCAAATACTTCTTTAACAAAGAATGATCCGTTAAATGCTGTCTGAGAGAATCCAGTTGTATAAAGAATCTCACCGTTATTATAATTATGTCTAGTAACTGATGTTGCATAAACTTGATCAGTGCGGACCTCAGCGGTGCGAATAATATCTTTCTTAACGGTAGAAGTTACACGAATCTTTTTAACTGAAGGAAGATTTACAACTCTAAGGATCTTCTCAGTTTCATCAATTTCAATATTATCAGATCTAATACTGATAACATCGCCAGGAATGTAAGTAGATCCAGGTTGAATCTCTTCAATTCTAACTGTATAGAAATCTTCATCATATGCCATGAATCTAGCATATGTGCCAAGTGCCTCTCTAGTCTCAACAAATGTCCAATCTACGTTACCGTCGTTAACTGTGCCAGTTGTATGAGTGGGAGGAGTTGTGCCAGAAACACCACCATTGGTGGTTTCATACACATTAAGACCTTTCCAAATTCTATAACCAGGTGCATACAGGATGTGTGCATCCCATTCAATCATATCGGATCCTTGGTATTCAGGAATCTGATATGGATGGTTTGCAGCATCAATAGTAAACTTACCTGAATCATCAATGAATGCCCAGTTAATTACACCATCAGAAGCAACACCAGCAGTGTGGATAGGTGTAATTGTGCCAGATGTGCCAGCACCCTGTGCCTCATAGATTTTCTTATCACTATAAACTCTATCACCCTGAGCATATGCAGTACCCGATGCCCATGGAATCTCTGCTTCCTCAGTATCGAAATAAACACCAGTGATATGATTGATCTCATCAAGATCATTCTTAAACAGATCTGTATTATTAAATGTGCCGAAGATCTTACCAACCTTATATTTGGTGCCGAGACCAGGAGTATTGATTCCACCTGCAGGAGATTCAACAATAGTGCCGTATGCTTGGACAACACCAGCAGCATTCACCTGTTGGATAATACTACCTTTTGTGAATTTACAATCTTGGTTGAAAGTAAATTCCTTAACGTTATCAATCTTACTATACAGTGCATCTCTAATATAGAATTTTGGCACAACGTTAGAAGACAGTTTAAGTTTCTGACCTCTAGGTGTTGGGACAGTAGATGTCTTAGATCCAAAGATTTCAACATTAGTAGACAGAGCAACTGTTGCTGGAATCATAGTCGCAATAGTATACGACATGTCAAGAATCTGCAGACCGCCAGGACCTTCTTCCCAATTACTAATAGCACCGTTGGTTACAGTCTGGACATTAACGTTGAAGTTTTCACTGAATGAGAATTGTGTATAGTTGTTGAGAGTTGTAAGTGTCTTATCACCACGCTCGGTATGCAGTCTGTCAACCTTATAGATTGCAACATCAGATGCTTGAGTTGTAATTTCAACGTAATCAGCAGGGACAGTATAAGTTGCAGTATATTTTGCTGTTTCAGAAACAACGAGATCGTCAAGGTTACCAAGGAAGGCATCGGAAGCACTAGGAGTAGAATCACTTGCCCAGTAAACGTCATCAAGACCGATATCTTCAGTAGAGACCAATTCGATCATTGCAACACCGTTGACAAACACTCTATAAGTGTAACTACCAACAGTAGGATTCTCTTTAGAGAATGATAGATGGACCCATGCACTAGATGCAAATGTAGTCCAGTTGTATGCAGTAGTAGAGGAAGCAACCTCAACACCATCAAAGTAAAGTAGGACTTTCTGATAGTTTGCAGATGTTGAATCACCATCGATAATGAAATGTGCTGTCTTACCTGCGACAGGCACAACGGTCATCATTTTAGGTTGATGGTTAACACCATGATTGGTGCCATCCATAGAATACCAACCTTCAACACACCATTCTGGTTGGACATTTCTATTAAAGTTAGTTGCCTTTACAGCATTAGATGTCTTGAGTTTGAGTGATGCAGGACCCCACTTATATGCAGTTGTATCACGCTCCCAAGCACTTGCAGCAGTATCAATAACTGAAAGAGGTGCCAACTTACGCTTGGTGAAATCTTCATTCCAATTATTACCATCTTCAGTAAATCTGAATGCTGCAGCCTGATCTGGAAGCTGACGCTCACAAACCATGATTGGGTCACCAGAAGAATCAACAACGTGAGACTTAACGGAGAAACCAGCACTATTGGTATCCTCAAGATAGGATTGACGGAGCACTGTGCCGTCATACTTAAAGTATGTCAGACCTGCCACTCGGACATTCTGCTTATACTTCATATCAGTAACAACACTGATATTACCAAACTCATCTAGGTTGAGACCAGCATGTTGGATACTGATAGGTGTAACAGAATCCATTGGTGTAAGAGCAATAGTCTTAGACCATGTAAAGGATCCACCAGATGCTGTATTAGCAAGTGAAATTCTGCTGAGCTGGACCTTTTCCCAAACGCTAGTAGCATTATTATAGAAATCCCAAAGAATGAAGACATCTTGATATTCATCGATGACGAATCTTGGATTTCTTACATAACCACCAGTAACAGTAACCTGCTTGGCATATTCCATCTCAAGGTTTGCACCATCATAGAAGAAGACACCATATAAGCAGTCATCATTATCTTCGTTAACACCAACCCAGAAGAATCTGTTATTACCAAGATCAGCAATTTGCTCAAGTCTCTCATTACCATCAATAGAGGCAAACTTACGCTTCTCAACAACGTCACCATCTTGGTCTGCCTGAATAACCCAAATATCATCGGGATCAGGTGAGTTAGTATTAGTATAACCTGCAAGGTAGATACGCTCTTCGGCATCTAGACTGATAGAAGTAATGTAGTCTCTTCTAGTTGTGCCAGAGATACCTGCAATAGACTTCTGCCATTGAAGAAGACCGTCTGGAGCGTTTGCAGTGTTAAATCCAGACTCATACATACCAACCCAAATATCTGGGTTAAACAGGTCGTTTGTAGGAGAATAAGTTTGGCCTGCAACATAAATACGGTCGTTTTCATAAGACTCATTGATATACATTCTAAGGAATTCACTTCTCTTATCACCAGTGTTAATAGGTTGTAAGTGTCTTTCCCAAACAAGTCTTCCAAGATCATCAAACTTAGCAAGGAAACCTGCCATGTTACCATTGCCGATTTCAATAGATCCACAAATATACAGATAGCGATCCGTAGTGATCTTACTATCATGGATCATCAACTGACCATCAGCTTCAATATACTCACTCAACCAGTAACGAGTCTTCTTATACTGTTGAGGATGGGTAACACGAATCTGAGGAGGATTATCAACATCGTATCCATTACCAGAGTTAAGAATATCAACGGTGCTAATACCACCATTAGATTCTAGATTAATTCTAAATTCAGCATCACTACCTTGTGATGTGATCAATTCATAGACAGGAGGGAGGTCTGAATTATAACCTCTACCAACCTGATCGATAGAAACAGTCTCAATACCAGATACAACAACATTCTTAAATGCTTTGTTGGTATTATCAGCAATAGGTCTAGAGTTAACAATAATACCGTCTTGCTGTTTCAAATCGTGAATTTCAGCAGTGGTGATCTTACCATAAGGTTGGTCACCAATAATTTCTTTTTGATATGCTTGAATTACTTGACCCTTAACAGAATCAATAATTGCGGACGCACCATAACCCTCTGTGCCTTCATTGTTGAAGAAAACAGTATCATTAACCTGATAAGAAACGCCAGGGTTTTCAATAACAAATCCGTCAATTTGAGCATCTTCAAACTGAGTAGTTGTCTCAACTTCAATGTCAACTCTTGATTCAGGTGGGACTTGAGGGAAGTAGTCATAGATCTGCAGAGTTGCCTCTGTAGTCATCTCTAAGGTCTCTTGCTGCTCAGAAGCATCAATAACACCATCATTGTTGCTATCTTGAATCTCAAAGATGAGAGGATATCCTTCAATCTCAGTTGTTAGGACATCTGACTCTTGGTTTGGTTGACGATCAATATCAATGTCAACATTGACATAAGGATCTCTATAACGGACAACATCTTGAGGAATATTTTCCTGAGTTGCACCTTGACCCAAATTCCACTGATCTGGAAGAGAGTTAAACTGAGGACCAAGGATATAAGGGAATTCTGCAACACCAGCTTCAGAAGCATCAACAGTGATGAAATATGCATATACACCATCAGGATACTCAGGTGTCTTACAGAAACGACCGTTATAGTTGTCTAGGTCACCAGATTGGAAATCGTAGTAGTAATCAGCAACAAATTGTCCTGCAGGATAGGATGCCAGTGGAGGACCATCTGTCCTTGAAGGATTGGGATTAGTTGCAGCGTCAAATACGACATTTGTCTTCAATTTGTATGAAGTGCGCATACGACGGATACCACTGTTTTGATCAGTTGGATCTGCATATGCATAAGGACCATAGATGGGGTTACCATCAAATGCCCATCCAAGAATAGGAGAATGACTAAAATTGGAAGAAAGCTCTTGGAATTGTTGGGTAACAGGATTCAAGAATACGTTATCACCAACCACATAACGCAATTCCTTAGGATCACTTAGGTGAGCATACTCACCACCGAATGCGTTATTAAGACCAGTAAAGACATAACCTCTAGCAAAGTCATAGTTACTACCAAGGTCATACTGATTGTTTCTATACCATCTGTAAACAGTAGGTGTGAATGTTGCATTCTGACCAACTGCTTCCAGTCTAACAGTAGTGTTTCCTTGAGTATATCCAATACCTCTGTTAAGGATTTGAATACTAAGCACTTTACCCTTATCTTCACCAAATGTGCCAATGGTTGCTTGAGCAATAGCACCGAAACCATCACCATTAATAATGACGTTAGGTGCTGTGGTGTAAGAGTTACCAGAGTTAATAATAGCGATTGAAACAATACGACCATTAATAACAATAGGTTGTGCCAAAGCATTTTCACCAGAGTTAACTCTGATTTGAGGCAGTGAAGTATATCCACTACCAAAACTGTCAATCATCACAGATGAGATTGGACCACGGACATTTGCAGTCGCTGCAGCACCAGATCCACCACCACCTGTAATAGCAACGTCAGGTTGTGATGTATATCCTGTACCTGGTGAATCAACCAGAATTCTGGTGACGCGACCACCAGTAACGACGGCTCTTGCTGTGCCTCCACTACCACCACCGCCAACGATGGAGATTAGAGGTGAATCGGTATATCCACTACCACCTTCAGTAACATCGAAAGATGTGAGACTACCGTTAACAACAACACTACCTGATGCTCCTGTGCCGCCACCACCAATAATTTCAAGGTTGGGTTTAGCGCCAGCATCATATCCTTCACCACCACCATCTACAGTGATATTGGTAAGAGGACCAAACTGGACATACTCAGAAGACTTGTAAGACCAGATAGAAACACCATTAACCCATGATCCGATTGAGGTATTGGGTTGAATGTCTTGTCTTTCAGAAACAGTCAATACGTTTCTTGGGAAACGCATCAACTTACGCTGGTTGCCAGGAATTAACGCGGATCCTGTGAAAGGGCCAATCTTGTAATTAGGTAAGCCACTAGCAGCAACATAGACATAATCATCGTTAAAGAAGGAGTTTTGGATATTAGTTGTAAACTCAGAAACAACCTTGTTGATTGAAGTAACATCAGATTTTCCTCGGTTGAGGTCCACCGAAAGTAGAATGTTACCCTGTGGAATAATGTCTGTAGGCTGTGCTAGACGGTATGAGAATTGATATTCGTCAATACGAGAAGTAACAGCAAATGTGCCGTTGTAGATAACAGGGTTTGCACCATAAATCGTAACTTGGTCAGAAACCAACAAACCATGAGGGTTATCGCAAACAACAGTTGCAGTTTGATTATTATCACCACCAGGCGTAACACTGGAGACCTGGATTAGTTTTTTAACATTATAAAGCCAAGAAGACAGTCTTTCATCTTCTGCAGAAGATCCCAGAGATGCAACCTTCAATTTGTCACTAGGAAGGTAGTAAGATCCAGTATCATCCAAAACAGTGGTGCCTGCTTCAGCAATACCAAGAATTCTCAACTTACACTCTGTAGGAGTGTCTTTATTGACATAAACGAAGATATCGGACTGGACAATAGTGCCAGGATCCCAATCTTCTACAATACCGTTTTTAGAGCGAGTACATTCGATGAATTGGTTAAGAGACTTCTCTTTATACTGGACTTGCTCTTCATCGTTGATTAGGATGGTGCCATTTCTCTCAGGCCATCCAATCGTCGAGTCAACCGTGATAATTTGACCAGTTGTATTCAAAGGCTCGACAAGACGAGTCTTATAAGGAATTATAAACTGACCAACGAGCGTTTCCTCAGAAATCGCCAATTCGTAGATTGTATCGGTGCCTTGAATGATAGAAATGACGTTTTCGATCAAAGCAGATGCTTCTCTAATGTTTGTGTCAACTTCATCTCTATATTGGTTAAGTTGACCATCAATTAGGTTTCTAGGATCACCAGAAATCAATTCTGCACGAAGAATCGTGTCAACAACCCAAGTTGCATGGGAAGGACTGATAATTTCGTCTTTTGGATAGAAAACATCAACATCCTCTCCAAACAGAATTTTGAAGAGGTATTGAGTAGACATCTTAGTGCCTTTAGAGGCATAGAAGTCTCTAATGGTCTTAATTACTTGGACAGGGTTAATTCTGTCATAGTTGATCTCTAGAGTTGGCAGATACTGCCTTCTAAAACGATCAAAGACCTCTTTAACGAAAATAGAGTCCAGATTAACAATTCTGGTCCCTGCATTATGGTTAGTGTTAGCAAGTTGCTCTTCTCTTGCATAAATTTGGTTTCCAAGGTCATCAAAACCAATAACATTAGAAACACCACGAGCACAACCTAAAAGTGCTGATGGAGAATACTCTTTACCACCTCTAATGATTTCAAAACCAGTAACTTCATCATATCCGATATTTACAGATGCTTTAGCAGCAGCAGGCTCAGCAATATAGATTTTTGGAGGGAATTGATCAGAATATCCACTACCAAAGTCAGTAATGTTGATATCAGTGATCTCACCGTTAAAAATAGTCGCAACTGCCTTAGCACCTTGTCCACCAACGGGATTACCGTAAGCATCTTTGCGATCATCAACAATATACACAGATGGTGGATCAGTATAACCCATACCACCAGTCAACATTTCAATTTCAGTGACAGCACCTGATGCAACAGTTACATCAAGGACTTGAGCACCAACTGGATCGATAATTCTTGCTCTAGGAGGAGTTACATATCCTCTACCTCTGTTATTGACTTGAATCTCAATAACTTGACCATCAGAGTTGATTCTAGAAGTTGCTTGAGCATTGATACCACCGTCAGGTGCTGGATCAATGTAAACAACAGGAGCATTCTTATATCCTACACCAGTTTTAGTAACCTGAATGCTATCAACGTTGACACGACCTTCAGAGTCGATTGTTGGATCACTAATCTTTGCACCAGCAGGATTGATGAAAGAAATTGCAGGAATAAAGTCATATCCACTACCAGAGTTAGTAATTCTGATAGAAGAGACTTGTCCAGATGTATCATCTACCTCAATTTCGATCTCTGCTCTAGATCCATTAGGATTTGTTGGAGCAGATACAAAAGGAATGGGTGGGTTGAAGGATGTGTAACCTTGACCACCACTAATAAGTTGAATATCTTTAATACCACCAACAAGTGATCTTGCTGCAGCACCTTCACCAGTTGTGGAGACAATAGCGACCTTAGGAGCAAAATCTAGACGATATCCACTACCGCCACTCTTAACTTGCAATCCAGAGAGTGCTTTAGAGGATTCGTTAACTTCACAAATTAGTTTTGCACCAGATCCATACTGAGGTGCGTTATATTCGACAGATCTAATATGAATTACATCAGCAGCACCCAAAGCACCAGCATTAAAGGAAACAAAAGAGCTTCCATCGTTGGTTTGGAAAATAACGTAGTCTTGAAATGGCACAAGAAGGTTGCCATTCTTATTAACAATCAGACCGATCTCTGAAGTGGGATAATAGTTAGACCCATTCAGTTTTAGAGGATATTCTGACTTACCTTGATAGACTTCATAGTTGATGTCGTCCATTTCAAGGACGCTCTGATCAGCATAACCTACAAGGTAAACGAGTTGAGTAAATTCTGAATCATCAACACCAGTCCTCAAACGAGGTGGTGTGGTAAACACAATTTCATCACCATCAACGGTATAATCAACGTTAGGGATGAGGAAGTTGTTATATGTGGTAACTAGGAGGTGATTGGCAGTAGGGGGCGCTACAGGGGTGCCTAGGTTGCTTAAATCAAACCTTCTACGAGTGCCGTCAAAGAGGGAAAAGGGATTCTCTAGTTGCTGCTCCTTTTTCTTAAACTGATCGTAGGAAATACCTGGCGTCAGGATAGCGTCAGGACCTCTAGATACAGATTCATAATAAATGATTTCATTATCGATCAGAATCGATCCATTTTTCTCTGTGAAACCATCAATGGTCTCAACTTCAATCGATTGGTCAGTTATACCAATATCACGAAGCAAAAGAGTTTCAGCTGACAACCCTTCAGATCCATAGTTGTCAAGATCAAGATAATTGATGATGTTGTTTAGAACATCGTAAGGACGCCCTGTTTTCTCTTGAGATCTGTAGTATTCAAGAAGAAGGTTAACGAATTGTCTATCGTCCTCTCTAATAAACTCAGGAAGTTGATATTCAACTCTATCGGATACGTTGACTCTTTTTGCCAGTTGTGAAGACATATCTCTCTAGGTCAGAAGCAGTTATCGATTTCAGGATATACAAACGTATCCGAAGGATAATCAAGAATATTTATATTCAAATCTCCGAAGTTAAATCCACTGAAATTATTAGGATCGAAGATGGGGACAGGGGTGTCATTCACTGTATAATCGATTGCGAAAACTTCTGGGTTAAAGATAACAGGATCAACGCCAGGTGGAATGTTGATTGCACCACCATATGGAAGAACCTGCAATGGCACTCTAGTGGTGCCATCTGGTGTACCTGAGATTGCGATAGGACCGACACAAACTTTACCAGTGCCGTAGTCCACAGTACCTGCTGCAGGGTTAAGGATTAATTCTGTTTCATCACGCTTAGTCACAAGCATGATTCCGCCTTTTCCGTCATCTCTTAGATTGACGGGGACTAGGACTTGATTCTCTTCACTTGTTGATACTACAGCACTGCCAAAGGACGCTGTAACGGTCCCATCTGCCGCTGCAAGGGCAACCAAATCCTCAGTGTATCCAGTTGCATAGAATGTGCCTGATTTAACCGTTGAGAAGGAAGGTGTGCACTTTCCAGTCCCATCATCACCATTGCCAGCATTAGCACCACCATTAGGATCCGTGCCAGCAAAGTTGTTAGGATCATATAGAGGATTGCCAAAATCAAGACATTGGGTGAAAACGTTACCAAAAGCGAATTGATCAAGGTTTTGACCCAATGTTGTTTGAGTAACGTTACCAGAGATTGAGTTATCAGCAGAGTCAACCATCGCACCAAAGCGAGATGCTTCTAAACGGTTTCCAAAGCGGTTTGTAACACCATTACGGTTAAAGTTGTCAATAGACTTGAGGACTTTACTTGAAATGTCACTACCAGCGGAAGATGTTTGGTTTCCGTTGTAGTAAACGTAGGATTTTGGAATAATGTAGTAAGTTGTAGGATCGATGATGACTGGCTCAATCGATGCAACTGAATATCTCAATAAATCTTGCTTAATGCCAACTTTTGTTGACTCATTAAGCTTAGTGCCTGTTTTAGGACGAATAGCAATGTAAACTTTACCGTAAACAGGTGGCACCAACTTCTCACCACCATATGCAGTCACAGATGCTGCCTGAGGATAGATCTCAGACACAATGTGCTCATAATCAGACTCAGTAACTGCTCTATTCTGTGTTGCAAATGCTCTAGGTGCTCTAAACTTGATAGAAAGAGGTGTTTCCATCTCTTCACCATCGGCCGCGGCAAGTTTTGTCTTTACAGTAATGTTTTGAGGTGCAATCGCTCTGCCATCAGAGTCTCTAGCAACACCAACAAACGAAAAGTCCTTACAACCGTTAGCAAGAGGACCATCTGTGCGAATATAGGTTAATTTGATGTGCTCACCGTCAATCAACTTACGTCCTAGGACTCCATCACCGAAAATAAGACGATATCTAAGATCATCAGTCTCTTCCAAGTAGTAAATACGGGAAGTGCTGATAATTGCAACCGCATTGGTCACTTTATTGTAAGTATCAGTCTCGGATGACTGCACACTTGGTGAAATTTGGACAATTAGTGTTTCTGTGTCCACATCTTCGGATGGGACAATATAATCTTGCTTCTTAGTGTAGTCAACAACGTAATCTGCCTTCAAAAGGTTGCCTTGGTAGATTAGTACGCTGTTAAACATCGCCATACCATTTTGCTGGTTGACGGGCACTTGAATATCTTGTGGCATTGCAAACGTATAAGCGTCTGCTTCGTTTCTAGCGACAAAAACGTCACCAGCACCCAATGTTACGAATTCTGGATAGGTAACACCGTTAGTGGATTGATTTGTTTGTACATGCAATTCAACACATGCTCTGGATGCCTTAACAGAGCGAGGTGTATAGTTAAGTTGCTTAGCAATACGGACAATATTATCTCTTACAGTGGCAGTTTCAAGAAATGCCTCATTCATTGCCATGTTGGCGTTGAATGCTGTGTAGTAAGTATTGTAAGCAAGGGTATCAATCAGGTATGACGCAGCAGATCCCTCAAAATCATAGTCTGAAAACTCTTTGCGAGTCCTTAAGTATGATCTGATTGATTCCTTGATCTCAAAAAAGTCAAGGGAAGTTAATTGTGAAGGGATTGCTGACATTTTAAGTCTTCTCTAAAAGAAAGTCTACGGTTTTAACGACGTTTTCACCGACAATCTTATAATCCAGCTCAAAGTGTAGAGAATTGATGTCAATTTCTTCTCTAATATACACTCTGGTCACTTCAACACGAGGTTCGAGACGTTGTAATACGTTTCTAAGCTCATTTCTCATTGCCTCACCCACAAATGGGTCATAAGGCTCAAACATTAAATCTTTAATTCTAGATCCAGTGTCAGGTTGGAAGGGTCTTTCCAAAAAAGAGGTCAAAATAAGATTTTTGACCGCTTGCTTAATGGCATTTTCATTTTTAACCACACCAAAGTCGTTGGTGTTAGGATTTGCCATGAAAGATATGGCGAAATCCTTAAACCCCCTAGAAACATATTTTTCAGATCTGAATCTGTATGATGCCATTTACTGCTTCTTTGGTTTTTCTTTGCTTTGATGCTTATTGAGGTATTTATCACTCCGTGGGTCGGTTATTAGCACCATCCCCGACTTGATAAACTCCTTGCTCTGATCAGGAATTGGTTTTACAGCCATTTCAGTCTCCCGCTGGTGCGATATATTTATTTATCAAGTTTATTGGATGTGATCAGAATCACTGTATATAGATTTCAGATCTTCATCTGATTTTACCTGAAAAGTAGGAGGATGAAAAGCACAATATTCGTTAAATGTGATTTTCATCTCCTTATTGGTAAGGTTACAATGCTCTGCTGCTGTTGGAAGATTCCATTTAGCAGACCAAAGCATTTCCATTGCTTCTCTGGTCTCAGGTCTCATCGACCCTGCCCACGATAACGCTTCTTCGCATTATTACGAGAAGTGGCAGAATACTTAGTATTCTTAGAGCTGCCTTGACGAGTTTGTTTTGGACGACTGGGGATAAACGTCCCACCAGACAGACCAACTTTAGATCGCATTGCCATAATTTTTTAAGATGCTAAAACAGTAGGATGACCCCAAGCAACAACAGATGAGCATGGAATAGAGAAACCAGGAAAACCTGCACCCAAGGGGTCGAGGACTCTTGCAACTCTACGTTTCAATCCAAAGACTGTAAACGTTGTTGCAAAGAGGGTACGGACGTGTCCAACACCACCCATGTCCTCTGCAGTAAGTATACTACAAATAATGGGAGTTGGGATAGCGCAGATAGACTTTCCGCATGGACACAAGTATATCACAATGTTAGTGCATGGTGATACATGTGTAACAAACATATCTGCTTCCAACATCACTGGAATGAAATTCACCAGCAATGTTGCCCTGAGTGGATTAACCGCCTCTAGGGGAATTAGGGGGAAGGGTGGCCACCAACATGTAAAATTCTTAATAACAATAGAG